TCCACCTACCGACAATCACATACACGACGCAGTCGTAGACGACGAGGCCGCCACCCATCGCACGGTGATAGTTCACCTGCGTAATCACAGGATACGCCAACGGCGGAACGATATTCGCAGGCTGATAGTTGAAGGTTCTCAGGCCGCTGATAGTCGCGAGCCTGTTCTTCAACCCGGTCAAGACCTCTGAAGCAGTAGCCGCCATCAGGCGATACCCATCTTGCGGTACTGATTCAAGAAGTCGCGCACATCAGGGTCTACGGCTCGCACCTGAAGCGCCATATCACCGAACCCGACAACGCCGAGCGCAGAGTTGTACCGTGCGAAACCGCGCATAGCCAGCAGAACGCAAGCCTCACGCACATCCTCAGGCGTAGACGGATAACCCCAACTACCTGTCACCTGAACGCCGGGGAGAGGCGGAACGGTGAACATCGGGAAGGTCTTACCGCCTACGGCCGTGATACGGAAGTAGGGGATGCCGAGAAGGTTCGCGTCATACGGTTCAAGCGCATAATCCGTGTTCGCTGTCCAGACAGTTTCAAAGGTTCCGTCACCGTCATCGTCGGTGCTGAGCGTCGTGATTGAAACGAGGTCATCACGCAGAAACACCGAGAGGTCATCGTGCGCGAACATCTTCACAGTCGCCGTTTGACGATAGAAGTACCTACCGCAATAGCCGTCAATACGGCGAGACGCGGCCTCAATACAGTTCTCAAGAAGCGTGTTATCGGTGTTATCCGTGATACGCAACGCGGCCTTGAGTTCGCTCAGCGTACAGTAACCGTTGTTGATGCTCATCAGCGGCTCTCAGTCTTCTTGCGCCGCTTGCCTTTCGTAACGGTTGCTACTTCAACTTCAGGTTCAACGGAAGCAAGTTCACGCTGACCCAAAGAAGCCAGCACTTCATCAACAGCCGCGACTCGTGCGTGAAGGCCACGCGAAACATACCCGGCGCGTTCAGCCAACAGGCTTTGAATCAACGATGCTTTCTTGTCCATAAAGACCTCCGACCAAGAGAGACTATCCCAGCGCGGCGACCCCACCACAATCAGGTGAGGCCGCCGCCGCTATTCAGGGAAGTCAATCAGAAGGTCGGGGAGATGAGACCCGTGCCACCGATGAGAGCGAACGCATTCGGGTAGCGGTTCGCGGTGAAGGCTGAGTAGCCGTACACAATCATCGTGACATCAAGTTCAGCGGCCTTCGGCTGTTCAAAGCGAAGCATCATCGGTGCGCCATCGCCCTGTTCCCAGAGGTGGGCTTCCTGCGTGTTGCCGATGATGATGACATCCTCGTTGCTTCCAGCGCCATTGGTCGTCAAGACATTCGCGTCGGTGATGACCGGGAGGCCTGCGATGGTGTAGCCGCTGTTGCCGTAGACGACTGACGAAGAGCCAGTCGCGACTGCGTTCATCGGACCGTGCGGAGTCGGAACCGCGAGTGGGCGGTTCGTGGTGTCCACTGCGGCGAGAATAAACGCGAGACGACGCGGGTGCATCAAGATGAAGTTCGGACCACCGAAGAAGTTGGTCTGGATGCGCTGAACGGCATCAAGCAACTTCGGGTACAGTTCCGCGACACTCGGGCTGGCGTCGGTGTAGGTCACGACTTGCGTGATGACATTCGTGAGCGAGGTTGCGCTTGTGGTGACGAACAGCGAGTCAAGGTTCGTGTGGTAGGCGGAGACGAGGTCTGCCATCACGAGCGAGTCAATGCCTGTGCCACGCTCAAGAGCCTGACGCGAGACATTCTGCTGACCAGCGACGGTCACGACCGAGACATCCAACTTGGTGTCGTCCATGTTCGTTTCTTGGACAGCCGCACCTTCGGTCTGAACGGCAGTTGCCGACCCGGTGGTGACTTTGCTGATGCTGAGCGTCAGACCCGAAGCAGGCAGAGCGTGCTTACGGGCGACATCAAGGAATGGGCGACCAGCGCGAGCGAACGGTGCGGCGAGTTCGGTGAGGAACTGCGGCACGATGAGGCCAGCGAAGTTCGCGCTGGTGACATCGCGGCGCTCTACGCGCTCTTCGGCCATGTGCCGGGCGAGACGCTCTTGAGCCGAGAAGTCATTGCTGAACTGCGCGGCGTAAGCGTCACGCACGAACGAGTGCTGTGCTTCGGGTGCGTAGGTGCGAGGCTCGGACTTCACCGAGGTCACAGCCGATTCAATCTTCGTGTTGGCGCGAACCTCAGCCGCTTTGGCCTGACGCTCTTCCAACTCTTCGTGGCGCTTGATTTGCTCATCAAGGTCGCGCACTTCATCCAACTTCGCGGCGATTGCCTTGTCCTCATCAGAGGTGAGGTCGCGCTTCTCCGCTTGTGCGGCGGCGACGAAGCCATCAGCGTCTGCGAGCAGAGCCGAACGCTTTTCTTTGAGTGTGTCCGAATACTTCATTTGGGTTTCTCCCGGTGAGTAGTTGCTTTGGACAGTGGTGGCTTGAAGTGAGTTATCGGCTTCGCTCCGACTGCTTGTATTTCGCTATCGCCAACTGATTCTTACGAATCAACAAACTATTAGCGACATCTACCATAGCCGTTTGATTACGGCTTCGCAACTCGGCCACAGTCTCCTCATAGGCCGGGAAGGTAACGATTGAAACATCGTAAAGTTGAACCTCTTTGAGTTCCCTCACGGAACGGTCATTAGACCAAGAATCCTTTATTGTTCTGAACGCGAAACTCATCTGAGTCATATCGCCTCGGCGCATCGCCGATAACACGCGCATCGCATCAGGGTTCGCCGGGTCAAGTTCTGCTTCAACCTTGAGGCCACGCTCATCTTCTTCAAGTGCCATAGTGCCTGACTTCGTGCGCGCCAACGGCACTCCTTCGTGGTCAATCAAGAGGCGAACATCAGCGCCATCATTCAGCGTCTTAGCGAAAGCGCCGCGCCGAACGAACTCTGTCCACGGCAACGGTTCGCTCGGTGAATCAAACACGGCCGCGTAACCGACAAGCATATTGTTGTCGCCTTCAGCGCGAATTTCGTAGTTAGTGAACGCGAGTGAACGACGCTCATCAACGGTCTTCGTGACCCATCCGTTCGTTGCCAAGGTGTCGGTCGCCATTTCGTTGTTCATCATAGACGATTCATTCATCGGTTTGCTCGTCAAGCCTCGCGACTAGCCGTTCGGCGTACTCCTGAGCGCGGCGAGCCGAAGCCTTACTGCCACCGCCTCCCCACAACAACATCGCCACCAGCCCCGGCGTAATCTCATCTCCTTGAACGGCATCTAAATCAACGATGTGCCGAGCAATCCAAGGACCAATCTTACGCCACTTCTGTTCCGAAAGTGCTTCACCACTAGCCATCTTCCGCGCATCTTCAACGGTCTGCGGCTTCAGCCCGACACCGCTTTCACCTTCTTCGTGTAACGCGAGGCCGCGCCTAGCCGATGCTCGCATAAAGCCCGGCGCGACCAGATTTATCTGTCGCGATTCGTATTCCATCTCTTCATCAACTTCTGCTTCATCACCGTCTTCTTCTTCCGCCTCAACGACTACTACGGGAACCGTCTCCGTTTCAGAAGAAGACGGAATCAGCCAGAAGCGGCACAAGCCTTCGGCCGCTATTTCTCCAGCGACAATCTCACACATTCCTTCTTCATAGAACACGCAATTGGCGCACATCACGCCTTCCGCCTTGTATGGCGATTCGGCTTTGTATCCGCAACCGTTCGGGCTGTTGTCTTGCGAGAACTGACCGAATGTTTCTGAGATTGCTTCCAATAAGCCGTAGAGCATTTTCTGGCGAGGGTTCAGGTAATCCTCACCATCGCGCTCAGCAATCGCGGAAGCGGCCTCCGTATCTTGATAAGCGGCTTCTACCGCGACCATATGCGCAAGGGCATCCGTGCGGTTCTTGTGGCATCCGCCGGGTATCGGCGTGTTGCTTCCTTCCTTTACGACCGCCCATCCAGAACAGCCATCTGCGGTATCGGTAATCGTGTACGGCATCCTCAGTCACCATTAGGCAACAGAACACGAACATCAGCCGAAGCGCCCGTATCGCACACCGCATACAGCAGTTCCTTGAGTGGAACGAAAACTTCGTGCGGTGTATCGTGCTTCTCAAAGATGAGGCCGTTCGCATAGGTGACATTGCTTCCACCGACAGCGATAGCAGTGTTGCCTGTGACATTGATGTAGACGGTTCGGTTGATGTCATCCGCCGCAACGATGATTGAGCGCTCGTCTGTGACTGTGAACTGTAATGACCTCATAGTTATTTACCTTTCAGGTGGTACTGCGTCTGTTCCTGCTGGGGGCAGTGTACTCGGATTCACGAACGCATCTCCGCCTTCATACGGTTCACGGTTCTCTTCTTGTCGCGCCTCGTTCGGTGACAGAGTACCTGAAAGAATCTGAACTCTTTGTGCGTTCACGCGAGTCATCAAATCTGCGCGCATAAACTCATCCGCGTTGAAACGAACCTTCTGCGTCAAGGGAAGCATTTCGCTAATCGCATCCTCAATACGGCGCATCCAAGGGAGAAGCGTGTAGCGAACGAAGTTGATACCAGCCTGCTCAACATTCTGATAAGTCTGCGAATCGCCACCTGAACCGAGAATCAGATTCAACGGAATACGGTAGGCGCGAGCGATATCGCGGATGATGCTCTCGCGATGCTCAATCATCTGCATATCCGACGCGCTGACGGTGACGCTACGCCACTTCAAGCCGCCTGAAAGAACAGCAGGTCTGCGGCGCTTGTTATGCGAATCTTCCCAAGTCTGGCGAAGAAGGTCTGCCGCTTGTGGCGTTAGTTGTTGTTCAGTTTCAAGAACTGATGATGGCGTTGCGCCTTCGCCGTAGAACTGCGAGAGGAATCTGTCCATCGCGATGCCCATACCGATTGTGTTGCGTTGAACCTCAAGCGGTGAGAGGCCGCGAGTCTTGCCGGGGAACAGAACCCAATGGATTGCGCGTATCTCGGCAGGCGAATACTTCTGTCGCCCAATCTCCCAATAGAGCGAACCGTCATCAACATCAATGAATCCTTTGATTTGATTCGGGTGAATGTTCTTCATTTCTGGCGGTAGTTCGCCGGGTCGGCGTGGCGCGTAGATGTACGCGGAACCGTGTAGCGCCAGCATCAAGACCGTCTGATGAATGAAGTCAAACATCGTCTGGTGTTCGTTCGGCTTGATGAGAACTGATGGTGTCGGTAGTTGCTCAATACGGCCTGCGCGTTCACGAGTCAGTTCAAGCGGCATCACCGCGATAGCGTCAGCGAGAAGCGTCACCGCCGCCATCAAAGCCGACTGTGCGAACGCTGTGTTCTCATTGACTATCTCGCCTGAATAGTTGTTGTAGAGAGGCCGAGCCGTAATCTGGTACGGGTCAATGTTCGTCGGTAGTGCGCGCTGTTCAGTTCTCTTGAAAAGGCTCATTCAAGTAAGTATCCAATCCCGACCAAGGCGATGCCAGCCACGACTAATCCAGCCGCGACCGACACAGATGATACACCAATCACGACCAAACAAGCGCCTATCAACTCAAGAAGCGTGGTGAATGTGCGCCGGGTCAGTAGCCGTTTCAATCCCATACATTCACCACACTAGGGCCATCAACGACTTTCTGCCTACGGGTCGCCCGGTCTACCGCCATCACCATCGCGATACAAGCGTCAATCTTGCGGCGGCTCTTGCCTTTACTCAAGCGCCAACCCGAATCAGTCATACGCTGTGCCGCCGACAACACTTGGTCGGTGAAAGT